CTGCGCCGCGGCGCTGTCGCCGCGGCGACGACCGCCGAACTCGCCGACCTGGGGGTCGACCCCGCCTCGAACGCCCAGGCCGCGGCCGCCCTGCGCCTGGCCGCCGAGCTCGACTCCGCGCCCGACCCCAAGGCGGCCTCCACTGTCGCCCGTGAGCTGCGCCAGGCCATGGCCGTCGTACGGGCAGCCGCTCCCCCGAAGGAGCGCGGCGACCGGATCGACCGGCTCGCAGAGAAGCGTCAAGAGCGTCTCTCCAAGACCGCCAAGAGCACCGGATGATCGGCTGCCAGACTCCGCGGATCCTGTCCGTCCCCTGGCGCCGTCGCGTCGACACCGGACGCTGGGACGGCACCGAGGACCAGGAAGCGCTGGACTTCACGTCGCCCGCCGGGCAGGAGTGCATCGACCTTGTCGATGACGCTGGCCTGCACCTGGACCGGTGGCAGCAACTCGCCCTCCACCACAGCCTCGTTGAGGACGACGAGGGCCGCTGGGCCTCTCTGGACGTCGTCCTCAACGTCGCCCGCCAGAACGGCAAGGGCGGATTCCTCGAGGCCCGGCAGCTGGGCGAGGTCATCCTGTTCGGCGGGAAGCTGGTCATCCACACCGCCCACCAGTTCAACACCGCGCAGGAATCGTTTCTGCGCCTGGACCAGGTGATCGAGGGCTCATACGCGCTCTCTCGGCGTGTGAAGAACGTACGGCGCTCGCACGGCGAGGAAGGGTTCACGTTCTTCAACGGCGCCCGTATCCGCTTCCTGGCCCGCGGCGGTGACAGCGGCCGAGGGTTCTCCGGCGACCTGGTCCTCATGGACGAGGCCATGAAACTCCGGGCCGCGCCCATTGGCGCCCTCATGCCCGTTCTCTCCGCCCGCCCCAACCCGCAGCTGGTGTTCACCGGCAGCGCCGGCCTGGGCGACGAGAGCGAGCAACTGGCGCTGCTGCGCGCCCGGGCCATGGCCGAGGGCGAGCCGGACCCCTCGCTGACGTACCTGGAGCACTCGATCGCGCCGCACGTGAAGGAGTGCCCGACGGACGCCGAGGGCCGCATCACGTGTGCGTCGCACGACGACCGCGACAGCGAGGCGTCGATCGCCCGGGCCAACCCGGCGCTCGGCATCCGGATCCGCACCGCGTACGTCCTGCAGGAGAAGCGCAGCATGCGGGCCGACCTGTTCGACCGCGAGCGCCTCGGCGTGGGCGACTACCCCGAGGTCACGGACGAGACCTGGCAGGTCATCCCGAAGGACAAGTGGGAGGCCTGCGAGGACGTCAAGTCGAAGCCGGGGGACCCGGTGGCGTTCGCCATCGACACCAATCCGGAGAGGACGTGGACGGCGATCTCCGTGGTCGGCGCCTCGGGGGACGGCGTGCACGCCGAGGTGGTCGCCCACCGGCCCGGTACGGACTGGGTCGTGGACTACGTCACCGAGCGCGATGGGAAGTGGAATCCGTGTGCGTGGGTGATCGACGAGGGCGGCCCCGCTGGTTCGCTGGTGCCGGCCGTCCGCAAGGCGCTGATGTTCGAGGACGACCCTGAGCGTGAGGACCGCTCCGAGTACCTGCGCTGCCCGAAGGTCCGCGAGGTGACCCAGGCCTGCGGGATGTTCTACGACCACGTCATGGACACCGGCACCCTGTACCACCTCGGCCAGGCACCCCTGACAGCCGCACTGGCGGGCGCGCGTAAGCGCGAGGTCGGCGACGCGTGGGCGTGGGCCCGCAAGTCGGACGGTGTGGACATCAGCCCGCTGGTGGCGTCCACGAACGCGGTGTGGGGGTGGCAGATGTACCACGACGTCGAACCGGAAGGGGCGCCGAACCTGTGGTGAAGCAGACCGAGCGGGAAGAGTCCCGGGCACTGCTGGTGCTGGAGGTCGTGTTCGTCGTCATGTTCCTGGCGGGTGTGGCGCTGCTCTACGTGCCCGCTGCGCTGATGCTCGGCGGCGTGGCGGGAGTCCTGGCCACCGAGCGGGAGATGGCCCGGCAGCGGCCCGTACAGGAGCGCGGAAGGGGGCGTGAACAGTGAGCCTGTTCGGTCTGTTCGAACAGCGGAATCTCGAGAACCCCGCGCAGCCCCTCACGTCCGAGGCCGTTGCCGAGTACCTCGGCGCCGCGCCGAACGAGTCGGGGATGGCGGTCACGGAGCGCTCGTCGCTGCACATGCCGGCGGTGTGGCGGTCGGTCGCATTGATCGCCGGTGTCTCTTCGTCGCTGCCGCTGCACACGTACTTCAAGGGGACGAAGGACAAGGCGGGTTCGCCGCTGCTGGACAACCCGCACCCCGAGCTCACGCCGCTGGAGCTGTGGCGGCTGCCGTACGCGCACCGGGTGCTGTGGGGCAACGGCTACGTGCAGAAGATCCGCAACCGCGCGGGCGTGATCACCGAGCTGTGGCCAGTCATGCCGGACCGGGTCCGCGTCGGGAAGGTGAAGCCAGACGACCTGCTGCCGTCGGGCAAGGTGTTCGAGGTCACCGACGACTGGGGCACCGTGCACGCGCTGACGTCACGGGAGATCCTGCACATCCCCGGCCTCGGCTACGACGGCATCACCGGCTGCTCCCCGGTACGGCTCGCAGCCGACGGCATCGGGCTCGCGCAGGCCGCCGAGAAGAGCGCGGCCCGGCTGTTCGGCAAGGGCAACATCATGTCCGGCGTGCTGCAGACCGAGCAGCGCCTCAAGCCCGACCAGGCCAACGCGCTCAAGCAGCAGTGGCGCGCGAAGATGGGCGGCTTCCGCAACAGCCAGGAGATCGCCGTCATCGACTCCGGCGCCACCTTCAAGCCGGTCGTGATGCCGTACAAGGACGCCCAGTTCCTCGAGTCCCGCGAGTTCCAGATCACGGAAATCGCCCGCATGTTCGGGGTGCCGCTGTTCCTGCTGATGGAGACCGCCAAGTCCACCAGCTGGGGGACGGGGCTCGAGCAGCAGGCCGGCGCCTGGGTCACGTTCGACCTGGCGCCCACCTGGCTCGCGCCGACCGAGCAGCGCATCACCAAGGAGCTGCTGCCCGCCAGCCAGTACGCCAAGTACGCCGTGCAGGGCCTGCTGCGCGGCGACAGCTCCGCGCGGGCCACGTTCTACCGGGCGATGCGCGACGTCGGCGCCATGAGCGCGGACGACATCCGCGAGCTTGAGGACCGGCCGCCGCTGCCCGCCGGCAAGGGCGGCGACGTGTACCTGCAGCCCACCTACATGGCGCCGCTCGGCGTCAACCCTCTCGCGCCGGACGACGTGCCGGCGCCCGTACGCGCCGCTGCGCTGCTCGCCGAGGCGCAGCGGCTGCTGGCCCCGCCCGAGGCCCCGCGACAGCTGCTCCCTGCCCCTGCGCCCGAGGAAGGCCACGATCAAGATGAGGACGACCCTGACGAGGACAACGACTGAGGAGCGCCGCCGTCTGCCGCTGTCCACGGCAGGGCTCGCGATCCGCGCCGACGGCGACAGCGGCGACCGGTTCGCCGGATACGCCGCGGTGTTCAACTCCCGCACGTCCATCGGTAACCCGCTCAGGTGGGGGTTCTACGAGGAGGTCGCCGAGGGCGCCTTCACCAAGACCCTCGACGAGGGCGATGCCCGGATGCTGATCGACCACGACACCTACTACGTCGTGTCGAGGGCGTCGGCCGGCACCCTCGCCCTGGCGCAGGACACCAAGGGCCTGGCCGTCGACTCCGCCCTCGACCCGGCCCTCAGTTACGTCTCGGACCTGAAGGCGAACGTCCGGAACAAGAACGTCACCGGCATGTCGTTCGGCTTCCAGGTCGTCAAGGACGACTGGCAGCTGATCGACGTGGAGACCAAGGACGGCGACTTGGTCCAGGCCGAGCTGCGCACCCTGCGCGAAGTGAAGCTGTTCGAGGTCTCGGCCGTCACCTTCCCCGCGTACGAGGAGACAGAGGCAGGGCTGCGCGCCGTGGCCGCCGCCCTCGTACGCCGCGGCGACAAGGCCGCCATCGAGCAGCGGGCGCAGTACCGGCCCGAGCTGCTCGACCTGCTGCAGACGATCGACCGCGAGCCGGGTGAGTCCACTCGCGGCACCGATGACGACCCTGAGCCGGCTGACGCCACTCACCTGTCGCGCGATTCGGTCCACCGCAGGATGCGGGCCCTGGCCGCACGCTACCGGCTGGCCCGCTGACCCACCCACCCCTGCCGGCCCGGCCGACCGCCGGGTGCTCGGCACGCCCTGTGAAGGAGTACCACCCCATGCCCGCTGAGACCCTGGCCAGGCGTCAGAGCCTGGTCGACGAGCAGAACACCCTGTGGCACCGCATGCAGGAGATCATGACCGGGTCCGAGGGCCGCGACCTCACCGCCGAGGAGCGCACCAACTGGGACGAGGCCGAGGCCCGCCTGACCGAGGTCTCCGGAGACCTCGAGCGCCTGGAGCGCATGGCCCAGCTCGGCAGCGTCGACCGCGGCCAGATCGTCACCACCTCCGACACCGGCGACGACCAGGACGCCGCCGACGCCCGCTACGCGCAGGCCTTCCACCGGTACATGCGCTACGGCATGGACGGCCTGGAGAGCGAGGACCGGCAGGTCCTGCGAGGCGGCTGGAGCTCCCTGCAGGAACGCGGCACGCGAGCCCTGGGCACGGCCCCGGACGCCGCCGCCGGCTACCTGGTGCCGGACACGTTCCGCGGCACCATGACGGAGACGATGAAGGCGTTCGGCGGACTGCTGAACATCTGCAGCGTCCTGACCACCGACACCGGCGCCGACCTGAGCTGGCCGACCAACGACGACACCGGCAACGAAGGCGCCCTGCTGTCGGAGGCCGCGCAGGTCCCCGAGCAGGACGTCACGGTCGGCGAGCGGGAACTGGGCGCGTACACGTTCACCTCCAAGCTGGTGCGGGTGAACTGGCAGCTGCTGCAGGACTCCGCGTTCGACATCGAGTCCTGGCTGCCGCGCAAGCTCGGCGAGCGCATCGGCCGCGCCGTGGCCGGCTACCTGTGCACCGGCACCGGCGTGAAGCAGCCCGAAGGCCTCACCACATCCGTGACGGTCGGCAAGCAGGGCGCAGGCGGCCAGACCACGTCGGTCATCTACGACGACCTGATCGACCTCGAGCACTCCGTCGATCCCGCCTACCGTGGGCCGAACTGCCGCTTCCTGATGAACGACCAGATGCTGAAGGTCATCCGGAAGCTCAAGGACGGCGACGAGCGGCCGCTGTGGGTGCCGGTCCCCGCCCCCGGCTTCTCGGCGACGATCAACGGCTGGCAGTACACCATCGACAACAAGATGCCGGTCCCGGCCGCTTCGGCGAAGACGCTCGTCTTCGGTGACTTCATGGCCGGCTACGTCGTGCGCCAGGTCCGCGGCGTGCAGTCGATCCGCCTCAACGAGCGCTACGCCGACACCATGCAGACCGGCTTTTTCGGCTACTCCCGCGTCGACGGGATGATCGACGACTCCGCGGCGCTCGCCGCTTACCAGCACGCCGCAGCCTGATTGGCCCGTCCGGGGCCGCTACCCACGCCGCGGCCCCGGGCACCCCCTTGCCACATCCCGCCCCCTTGAGTCCCTGAAGGGATCCGCCATGCACCCCAACCCGTACAACAACCTGCTGGTCAAGCAGAGTCTTGTGCCGGCCGCGCGCACCGCCTCGGCGGACGGCACAGCCGTCGACCGGGCCGAAGACTCCAGCATGTTCCAGGACGCGCTGGTCGTCGTGGCCTGCGGCACCATCACCGACGGCACGCACACGATCGAGGTCCAGGACTCGCCGGACAACTCCGACTGGACAGCCGTCGCCGACGAGTTCCTGCAAGGCACCGAGCCCGCCATCGCCGCCGCCAACGACGACGCCACGTTCGAGATCGGCTACCTCGGCGACCAGCGCTACCTGCGCGTCATCGTCACCGCGGCCGGCACCACCACCGGCGGCGTGTACGGCGCGGCCGTGATCCTGTCCAACCCGCGCCGCGCACCGGTGGTCCGCAACTGATGGCCCGCATCCGCATCCTGCAGGCCGTGGGAGGCCTCGACTTCTCCTGGACCCCAGGCGAGGTCGTCGACCTGGACGACGAGGAAGCCGCGAAGTGGGCCGACGGCGAGCGCGCCGAGCTCGTCGACCCGGCGCCGGACCCCCAGGACCCCGACGAACCGAAGACACCGCAAACCCCGGACGGCCCGCCGGGACCTGAGCAGCCGACAGACCCCGACGGCCTGGAAGACGGCGGCCGGTACGACCCGATCGTCCACCCGGTGAAGGACGTCCTCGCGTACCTGCAGGACGTCGGCGAGGAGGAGGCCATGCGCGTGCTGCAGATGGAGACCGGGGGCGAGGACCGCAAGGGCATCGCCAAGGAACGCGAGGCGATCCTGCAGCGCGCCCGGGCCAGAGACCAGGCGGCCGCGGAGAAGGCCGCCGAGGCATCCCGCGGCGGCGGCCGCGGCGACGGCATCGAGACACGCTGAGACAGGGGGCGAGCCGTGCCGTACGACCTCGGCGCCACTGCGCGTCTGACCGCCTCGTGCCGAGACCCCGGCGGGGCTCTCGCCACCGCCGATACGGCGGCCGTCACGGTCACCCTGCCGGACGACACCACCTCCGCCCCCGCGGTCAGTGAGACGTCGACCGGCGTCTACCAGGCCGACTACGTCACCCTGCAGCCTGGCAGGCACACAGTCCGCTGGGTGTTCACCGGACCCGCGTACGCCTACACCGACGTGCTCGACGTCCGCCCGGCGGCGTCGCCGGCGATCCTCTCGCTGGCCGACGCCAAGGACCACCTCAACACCAAGAGCACGGG